GGCACTGCAAAGGGCACTGTAGTCTCTTGGACCCTAGATGCTGGATCTCCTACTCCAACACCTTCTACCCCTGGTAGCGGTGTTCTGAAGTACATTCAGAGTCCAGAGTATCATACAGACGCTAATGGAATCGTAAGAGACTTCGCATCTGATGCTGCTAATGCTATCACTGGTGCTGCTTCTGCTTCTCAAGGAACTGTTGAGGTTGCATTGGCAGATGGAACCCAACTTGTAGGCGCTATCTTCACCGATGGTCTAGCAGATCCCGAGATTGAGAACAACTCTGGAGACCTGATATATATTGAGAACAGAAGACTAATCACTAGAGCTGCTGACCAAATTGAGGACATCAAGTTAGTCATCGAATTCTGATTATAAACAAAAACAAGACGGTAGTTTAATACAATGCCACAGAAGACTAATCTTAAAGCCGCCCCATATTTTGACGACTACGATTCAAGAAACGACTTCTACAAGGTATTATTCAGACCTTCCTATCCTGTCCAAGGGAGGGAGCTGAATACTACCCAGTCGATTCTGCAGAATCAGATTGAGAGTTATGGTAAATATGCATTCAAGCAGGGAGACCTTGTTGTCCCTGGTGAGGTTGGTCTAAACAAAAAACTAGACTTTGTAAAACTATCGTCTGTTTCTGAAGTCGCTGTCAATGTTGGCGACGAAATCATTTATCAAAAATATGATATCGACAACCTTGTTGGTCAAAAGGTCAAAGGGTTGTCTTCTGGCGTTATTGCTCTTGTACAAGCGATTGTAAAAGCAACTGACAATAGTGCAGATACACTTTATGTAAAATATTTAAATGCTGGTGATGGAGGAGATGAAGAAAGGTTCCGTCAAGGAGAAACGCTCGAAGTTGTGGATGGCGTTAATAGCCCTCTTCTCGTTGTTGGCACTGACGGGAGTGTTCTACCTACTAGCGTTGCGGTAACTGATCCAGATACACAAGTTACCACCTTCGTAGAAAGTGGTGCGATGGGATATGCTTCTGCTGTACAGGTAGAAGAAGGTGTATATTTTGTCAACGGGTATTTTGTACGAAATTCTGCAGACCTTATTGTTGTCGATGGATATAGTGATAATCCTTCAGTAAAAGTTGGATTCAAGGTTACAGAAACTCTGGTAACACCAGAGGAAGACCCAACACTATATGACAATGCATTTGGATCTTCAAACTATGCTGCTCCTGGAGCACACCGTCTGAAGATTAGTTTGGGTCTAGTCAGATATTCATTTGAAGAGACTCCCGATAAGAATTTCATTCAACTTCTTTCTATTAAGAATGGAGTTATTCAGAAGCAGGTAAGACAAGCTGCATACAACACACTTGAGAATACTCTTGCTAGAAGAACCTATGATGAGTCTGGCGATTATGTCGTAGACTCTTTTGACTTTGACATCAGAGAGTTTTACCAAAGAGAAGGTAATCGTGGTGTATATGCACCAGGTGTTAATGGTCTCATCGGTCCTAACGGACTGACTGCAGTCGAAGCAGCAGACAAGATGGTCGCAACCATTGGACCTGGTAAAGCATATGTCCGTGGTTTTGAGATTGTCAACAAAGAAACCAAATATATTGAAGTTGACAAAGCAAGAGAGACTCTTTCTAGAGACAATGTAACGATCAAGTCTAATGGTCTTGCATCATTTACTATTACCAATGTATTCAACACCCTTCCTTTGAATGCCGAGGGTGCTGATTTAACCGCATTCCCAACTATTTTCCTGAACTCCACTTATAACGATGGAGTCAGTGGCACAAATGATCTAGAAGATTCCACAAGTTATATTCAGACTATTCAAAGAAGAGGTCTTGGATATGGCAAAGATGATGCTATCAAGACCATCTATGTACAGGCAGCAATCGATTTAGGTCTTATCAACGAGTCGAGTATCGAACCAAATACTCCTTCTGATAAGGCAGATATCAAGACTCTATATTTTGTTTCTTCCAGAACTGCTACTAATGGTGTAGCAACAGTTGCTACTGTAAAAGTTCTTTCTTTTGCAAAAGTTACTAGACCAGAAGTTGGTGATGTCAATGCACAGTATCTACAACTAACAGTTCTTGGTAGAAAAGATTATCTGGATAACTTCTTCCTTGAGTATGATGATAACGTATCCACCAGAAGAAGATTCCTTTATAAGTCTCTATCAGAAGTCCAGCAAGAAATCAATGATATTGGTTACATTGTTGACTATGACAACACTATTGTTCCTCTAATTGGTCTAGCAAAACCAAAAGATGTAAGTCTTGTTAGACGACCTGAAGGATTTAACCAAGACACAGACATTGTTATTTCTCGCGGTAAGCTTGCTGACGGAACCGCTACTTATAATGGTAAGTTCAATCTATCTTACTTCAATCCAGTTTTCTTCACTCGTCTTTTAGTAGATTCTACAATCTCTAATGGATTTGCACCTGGTAAGTATATCACAGGCAACACCAGTGGTGCCTATGGTGTCGTAGAAGGCGATTCAAACGGTTATCTGTCTCTTGGCAAGAGTCTATATGTTAGAACGCTCTACGGGACGTTCTTGCCTGGTGAGACAATTACTAGTGAAGAAGGTGATCTCCTTCGTATCGCACAGGAGAATACTATTTCTCACTTTGTTGTCGCGAGACAAGGAACTGGTTATACACTAGGATCCAGAATTTCTATCAATGGCACTAGGTTTGAACTTAAGGATATCGATGTAGGTATCAATGGCGGAACCCTTTACAAAGTAGAAATTCTCAACAGAGATGTTGTGCAGACAGAATATTCTGCGCCACCAACTATTGATATCGAAGGAACCAGCACAATTTTTGCTAACGTTATTCCTGTTCTATTCAAGAATACAGTTCTGACTTACACCGCACAGAATGTTAAGTCTCTGTATTCGGAGTTTGGTTCTTCTAGTAAGTTCTCCGCTGATGTTGAAACTCAAGACACTGCATTCTCGGATACAAAAGCAGTAACTCAATATACTTTCTCTGGCACCAAAGGTTACAAGTATCTTGAGTGTAATGGTTTTGGTGCAGATGCATCATTGATGCTTGTCCAAGGTGATGTCATCCAGTTCAACGATGACACGGGTAGACTTAACAAGTTTATCGTAGATCATGCAACTGTTCCCAGAGGAACTGATAAGTCTAGAGTTTATTTTAGTAGTGCTCTCCCAGACGCAGTAACTTCTGCTGCTGTTGTTAGATTGCGCCCTGTTATTAACAACGGAACAACATCTACGCTACTATTCCCAACGGGCAGTAAAGAAGTTGGTAGTCTTGTGAAGTCCACCGAAGACACCAAGATCACTTACTTTATCAGAAGAGACTTTGTAACTACTGGCAGTGATAATGGTGGTAACATTACTTTCGCTGCACAACTAGATTTTGGTACACAGAGATTTACTCAATTCACAGAAAGAGACTTCCTTATCACAGTCCTTGACAAAGGTGGTTCGGATCTAGTAGAGACTGGTGATGTTATTTACGTTTCTCCAGATTTCGTTAGCATCTTGAATACCACAGATTCTACATCAGGATTGTCCTCTGGTAGTATCACTCTTACCTTCCCTGGTAACTATTTTGGTAACAATGTAACCAACTTCCCCAAGCTGAAGTTGACTGCTACCATTGAAGTCTCCAAGGGTAGACCAAAACTTAAGACAGCAATTAAGAACAAGAGAATTGTTATCACCTCTGCTGGTGATCAAGTGCTTCCTCTACGTGGTCTTGATTACGACAGCGATAGCAGTGAGGTTCTATCTTTCTCCGATGCATTTAAAGTAAGGTACATCTATGAAGGATCAGCATCCGCTCCACCGACAGTTGATGTCAATGGCAATCTTGTTGTTGGTACAGATCTTACTGACAGATTTACTTTTGACGATGGACAAAGGGATACATTCTATGACGTATCCAGAATCGTATTGAAGCCTGGATTCACTGCACCGACAGGTCAAGTTGTTGTTGCATTTGATTATTTTGAGCATTCTCAAGGTGACTTCTGCACGGTTGATTCTTACATCCACGAAGCAGGTGTTGTATCAGATGAGATCCCCGACTTCAACTCTGCTGTACATGGCAATTTGAGCCTGAAGAATGTCATTGACTTCAGACCCAAAGTAGATTCAACTGCCATCATTACTGGTTTCCAAGACACTTCACTACTGTCACAAGCAGAATACATCAACTTTATTGGTGCAGGCGGATCTGTATCCAGTACACCATCTTCTGCCAGATCTCTGCCATACACCATCTCGTTTACTGAATCGCAATATCTAGATAGAATTGATGGCGTCTTCTTGAATAAGAAGGGAGAGTTTATTATTAAGCAAGGCAATGCATCTCTAAATCCAAGTAAGCCAGAGATTATTGAAGACGGCATTCCCCTCTACTATATCTTTGTCCCTGCTTTCACCAAGTCCAGTAGAGATGTAAGAATTACTCCTGTTGATAATCGTCGTTTTACAATGCGCGATATTGGCAAACTGGAGAAGCGTATTGAGCGTCTTGAGTATTACACCACATTGAGTATCCTTGAGCAACAAGCACTCAATATGCAAGTCAAAGACACTCTCGGAATTGATAAGACCAAGAGTGGTTTCCTTGTAGATAACTTCGAGACACATGGTGTAGGTAATGTTAAATCTATTGATTACCTGTGTTCAATTGATGCTCAACAGTCTGTCTTGAGACCACAGTCCAAAGAAGACAACTTCAGATTACAAGAAGTCAATAGAAGAGCAGATCAGAGAAGAATTGCTGGATACGCAAACTCTAATGGTGTCGTAACTCTACCATTCTCTGATGTCACATACGCAACTAATGAGTTTGCTACAAAGACTGTAAATCCAAATCCATTTGTTGTTATTCAATATGTTGGTGATGCTGCTGTTCATCCAAATGTAGATCAGTGGTATAACGATACTGTTGCTCCTTTGGTTACAGATAACAATACAAACCTGTTCTCTGTATTCCTCGGTAAGCAAGACGTTCGTGTCGCATTCTCTAGCATCTACAACTCATTCATCATCAATTGGGTTGGTGTAGATAAGTCTTTCTACAACCTCAAGAGTTTTGCTGAAAACAACACGAGAACTGCAGAAGCAACTGTACAAAGTGCAACTGTAGCGACTTCTTCTAATATCAGTCCACAGAACAACGAGATCGCTAAAGGCGTAGGATATAAGACTGTCAATGGAACTAATGTAGCAAATTCACTTAAGTTCTTTGCTAGATCTGTTCCCATTAAGTACATTATCAGAAGAATGAAGCCAAGGACACAATTGAGTGTCTTTATGGAGAAGAGAGATATTGGTCGCTGGGTCAATCCTGACTCTAGATTTACTGGAATTGCAGGAAATTCTTCTACAGTATTCAATGGCAATATTACCACTGACGAATATGGTAACGCTAGTGGTATCATTCTTGTTCCATCGGGTTATGCTCCAAAAGAGAATACTTCTTGGACAGGTGATGTAAATACGGTCATCATGGATGATACTTCCGAAGAGTTGTATTTCTCCACAGGCGCAAAGACTATTAGATTTACCTCTAGTTCTTCTGACGCTGATATTGCTACAGTAGACTCGTTTGCAGAAGTCAAGTTCTATGCAACTGGTCTTCTACCTGAAGCGCCAGCATCTATCATCTCTACCGCACCTGCTATCTTTAAGGCGAACGAAGGCGTACAGACTATTGATAGTAACACCGAGAACACTGCCAGACCAAACCCAATGGCACAGACCTTCACTGTGGAAAACTTTGAGGGTGGTATGTTTACTACTGGTGTTGATCTCTTCTTTAATAAGAAGAGTGCAACTATTCCTTTGCGAGTTTATTTGACTAATGTCGAAAGTGGCAAACCTGGTAAGTATATTCTACCTGGATCCCAAAAGACTCTATATCCAGACACTTTCATTAAGGTATTTGCATCTGGAAACATCACCATCAAAAAAGGTGAGTATGTAACTGGTAGACAAAACCTTGCTTCTGGTCCTATTGCCAAGGTTCTAGATAGAAATAACTTTGAGGTTGTACCTTCTTCTAACGGTGACATCTTCATCACCAATGAACAAGTCTATACCTTTGTCTTGAGCAACCATAACGGGTCTTCTTTTGTTCCTAACGAAGATCTAACACTTAATTCTGTTACTACTTACAATAATGCTAACAATGCTACTGTTGGTCTGAAAATCGCTAAAGACTCTGGTCGTGTTTCTAAACTGAACATTACCAATCTTGGATCTGGATATGAAAGTGCAACTATCACTATTGAGAGTCCTCAACTACCTGGTGGTAGTAATGCTACGGGATCTGTTAAAGTTTCTGGTGGTCAAATCTTCTTCAGTGAAGTTGCACTAGCAGGTAGAGGATATACAGAAGCACCTTCTGTTGTTATTAGAGGAACTGGTGCTGGTAACAACGGTGCTGTAATTGAGTCTGAAATTGAGATTGATGAACCTGCAGTCAGAATGGGTATTGCAGTTGATGAAGAAGGATCTATTCAGTCTACAACTGCCACAAGATTTGATTTTGACTATCCAGTCTATCTACAGAACAATTCTGAATATGCACTCAATATTGAGTGTGACAGTATTGAGTATGAACTATGGGCATCTAGACTAGGAGATACTGACATCTCTTCTGGTCTCGTTGTTAATGCACAACCACTTCTTGGTTCTGTATTTAAAT